TTATTCATAATATATAACTATGGAGAGTCATCAAAACCAAATGTTGTATTGGTTGTAAAATCATCAGGTGTATCTTCAATAGAACCTAATTCAGTATGTACTCGATCCACTGCATCTAGTGGCGCATCCTCTACAGGTAAGTCGTTATAAAGATCTGCTGTGATAGCTCTGATGATAGGTTTAGGTGTAGTAACTCCAGTGAATCGAATCTTCATTGAGAATGACAGTGTGTAGATTATAACACCTCGTGTTTCAAAATCACCTTCATATTCATTTGGGATGGAAACGGAGTTAAGTATGATAGGAACATCACTTGATGAACCTGGACCATGCATGTCATTGATTGCTACTGTATATTCTGGTGAGAATGTTGGAAGAATCTGTTCAACTATTTGAAGTGCCTCATCTTGAGTCTTTGATATTACATTCAACTCCATTGACAATGTATACGGCACACTCTGATTCAAAACATCTCTAGATTTTGTCGAACCTGAATTCGAATATGACATAGTGTTCATCTTATTCAGACTAATGCTAGGATCATAAGATAAATCAGTTATTTCAAAACTCAATCTTGGCACCTTGATTGCAATGGTCTCATCCTGCCGACTCGACTGCGCGAGTCTAGCCAAGAACTTTTGTCTCGGTCCATAGGCAATAGGCACTCTCTCCTCAACACCGCCATGTTTAACAACACGAAGATTGTTGAAAATAGTGCCAAACACAGCAACAGACTTCTTTAGTGTCTGATTGTAAAAGTGATTTCCTGTAAGCATTATGTTATATTAGGTGTTCCAAATGGATTCATTTCAGTGAAGTCAATGAAGTTATTTCCAACAGATTCAAATTCTTCATTATCTGCAAAGGCATCAAACTCATCCATGTTATTAAATGTATCCTTTAATGTAATAGCATAAGACGCGCCGGATGTTGAACCAATTATATTTCCGTTAGAGTCACCAGTGATGCTGAATGACACGTTGGTTCCATCACTTGATGTGATTCCAACTACATCAACTTCTCCGCTTCTTATCTCAGCGATCTCTCCACTAATTGTAAGAGCGCCAACTGTTTGTGTGACATCTTCACCAGTAGCAAATGTTCCTGTTCCTGTTCCAAGAGTGAGTGTGGTTCTACTTGCAAAGTCTGTTTCGAATTTATCAATCTCTCCAATTCCCGTATCAATCGCTTCATTAGAGTATTCAAATAACTCACACTTCAATTTGAATGTTGGGATATTCTGTAATTGATAGAAAGGTGTCTCTTCTTCAACATACTGAATCTGAAATAATCCCTTAACTAATGGAAAGTAGATTAGATCACCCTCTTGAGGTCTTGATTCAGGTACAGTTTGAAATCTTCCAACAAGCTGTTCCCATCTACGATTTGAAACAATCAAACTCATCTGATCTCTCATCTCTAAGCCGAACTTAGAAAGTAAATCACCTTCACCTTCAAAGCCATCAATGTTTTCGACATACATTTCAATTTGAAATGCCTCGCCAAATTCACTCAGAGATGCTTCATTGAAAATACCATCTTCATTAATAATACTTCGTGGCAGATAATATACATCATGCCCGTATATACGAAGACCCTCTACGACTATATCTTCATAGAGATTCTTTTCAGACGTTGCGCCTAAACTAAAATATTGATTTCTTGGCATGATGCGTTATCCAACAAAGAAGTCTGGCGGCATCTCGTATGTGAGTTGCATCTGCTCTTCAATCTTCTCAATATCTTGGACTGCATCATCATAGATCTGTCTACCATTAAGTGTAACACCACCTGGCAATTGCATTCCTTCGAATTTAATTAAATTTAAACCCCACTGTCGTTTTATAAGTGCAGTCGCATATTTCTTTAGGAATCGATCATTATAAACATCATTATGTGTGTCTGGATTAATTGTTTCATATCCTTCAACGATGATATATTCTCCAACTCCAATCTTTGAACTCCAGTCGGCTTCAACATACAATCTGTTTTGATGTCTTGAGAATGTGGAAAGTTGCTGCATTCCATTCACTTGTCGATCAAGTAAAGAAAGATACTGCTTAGTCATTTCATAATGAACTATTCCCTCCGCATTATTCAGGTCGAAGATATCATTCAAGTGTATCTGATAATCTACGGAAAACATTCCAGTAGAATTTTTAGAACTACTAAACGGAAAGATTCTATTTACAAATAAAAGATTATCTGGTAAAGTAATATATGCATTAGATACGTCATCAGATGTTACCTGATGTTTAAGATATACCCTAACAATAGAGTCAGAGTGATACTCTTGATAAAACTGAATCGCTTCATCAACACGATCTTCAACCTGATCTTCATCAACATTAATCTCGATGACTGGTGCCCCAAGAGACCGCATGCAGTAGTCGATTAATGTTTGCCTGGAATTTGGTTTAGCCATACTTCTATTTATACATTCCAAACACTAGAATCTTATTTGGCAATGCTCCAGAGTTTCGGGTTGACGGCAATTAATGATGCCATTGCCGCTAGGTAGAAATACTGTTGCAGAAATAAGGTTGTTACCCTCCATTTTCTTTTCGTCGTAAATTACTTGTGCTGCTGCTGCGTCTTCTGCTTCTGGTGTAGAATATCGGCTAGCTTTCCAAGCGTTAATTGCTGCAAGGGTTTCCTGCTGGTCAGCATTTTCATCGTAAATTAGATCCTTCAGCTCTTGGGGCATTGGATTTGGCTGCGATAGCATCCAGACTGAGTCTTTTAAATGTAAGATTTTGTTTTCCATATTATCCTAGGTTTATTTCGTTATAATCTGCATCAAGGCAAAGGCGAACTTTGCCATCCCCAGTTACTGAAAATGCATTAGGATCAGAAGTTGCTGCTCTGCAACGCAGAATCACGCCTTCATTGCTAGCATCATCTCCAAATGCAAAACTTCTAAAACCTCCAACGCAGTTTTCAATCACTGCAACATCTTTAATTTTTGTAAATCCATTGAATGCTCTAAAAAAACCATTGTTTCCAGAAGTGCAACCAATTGCCTTCCCAGAAAAGTGAGTTTCAGCATTTAAGAAATTTACAAATCCAAAAGAATTAGCTCCAGCAGTGCAGTTGTAAAAATTCGCATCCACTATTTTAATGTCACCTGTTTCATTTGCTCCGAAAAATGACTTATCGCCCGCTGTGCAATTTTTGTATGTTCCTCTAACACCAAACCCACCAGCATCAAAAACTATTTGACTGGATGAAGCCGCAAAAGCTTTCTTTACTCCAACACAATTTTCAGTCACACCACCTATATTTTGTTGACCAAAAGAAAATTCACCTGCTGCTGTGCAGTTTTTAATTGTTCCATCATTTAATGAACCAACATTACCGCCAAATGCTCTGCCTGTGCCAGTGCTTTTGCATCCTTCAATCAACCCATAATTTTCGACGTTCGACAAAAATGTTGGGGCTGAACAATCAATTATGTCTCCATAATTCTCTAACACATCAACAAAGCTACTAGAGTTTACGCCCTTAATGTCAGCATAATTACCGAAAATTGATATGCTTGATTTAACATTTGTAATCAACCCATAATTCTGATCTATGGTAATGCCGCCAATCTCAATGTGATCACGATTGCCAACACCAATAATTGAAACAGTGTTATAGCCTGCCATAATCCCAGAATAAGTTCCAGACATGACAATCAAATCAGCATATCCATACAATCCACCACTTGCCAATGCAACTGCTTCATCATACTTCTCTTGAATATTGTCACCATCGTTGCAGATGATTATTGAATCAGAGTTGTGTGGCGTTGCTAGATAATTGGCTGCAATGTCAGCAGAATTGGTTGCAACAGCACCATCAGCCAAAGCTTTAACCGCAAAGGCAACAGAACCATCAACAGTATTGTCGTCATTTAGGGTAGAAATGTTTGATGAATTATCTGTTATTGCTAATGCAATGGCGGTAGTGAAACTTGCGGTTGTGTCGTCGAGGATGGTACTCCAAGGTTGAACCTCAATCCCAATGTTATTTAGATGAAGAATATCAGCGCCGTCAATTGTAGCACCCCCAGTAAATGCAGGACTAGCGAGTGGAGCCTTTAAGTCGAGCAATGCATCAGAATCAACCTTAGTATAAGTTGTCGATTGATCTGCCTTTAAATCAATGCTATCTGTTATAGTTGTTATAAAGGATGCATCATCACCAATTGCCGCAGCTAACTCATTGAATGTATCAAGAGTTTCAGGTGCCAAATCAGTTAAAACAGCAATTGCACTATCAACCTCAGTCTTAGTATACGTTGTATCTTGATTTGACTTTAAATCTAGAGCAGTTTGCTGTGCAGTTGAAATTGGTTTGTCTAAATCCGAAGTATTATCAACAGCGTCAAGTCCTAAAGATCTTTTACTTACATCTCCAATGACAAGTGACTTTACAGAAATCTTTGCTGGAGTATTTATGCTTGCGTTAATCATTAGATGTTTTGTGAGACTCTAGGTGTTACGTCAACTTGACCTTCAATAACCCGTGTTACTATTGCAGGACTATCACCAGAAAGTATTTCAAAATCATAGACATATCTGCCGTATTTTAAGAGCGATGTCTGTGCGGCAGTTAAAGAACATGTGAGTTCAGAATCAGAAACATTAATAGAAATATCAAAGTCAACTGCTGTAGATGAAGTATATGATTTTCTTATCTGTCCACGAGCAGAGTAATCTGTTAGATCGAGTAGTCCAACTGTAGTTGAAAGATCAAGTGTGAAAGTAAAATCTGAGCCCTGATCTATGAATAAATTTGCGTAAGTTGCCATATAGGCTATTTATAAGATTATAAGAATGATACTGCCAAGAAGTACCATGTATCAGAAGTAGGAGTAATCGCTTGATTATCCATGTTATAAACTCTTAACGTGATTTCATCATCAGCCGTACACCTTGCAGTTGAAAGTAGATGCTGATCTTGATTTGGTGGTGTAGCAGTGAAAATGAAATCACCAACAGAGACACCTGTTGCAGTAAATATTGTTTCTGAAAAGCTATCTGCAGCGATCTCACCAAAATCTTGTGTGCTTTGAAATTTTTGGAATAAATCAACAACGCCTCCACCATTCAATTTAAAGGATGTGGCATTTAACTGTCCATCTACAATCGTCTTTCCTGCGCCGTTTGGTATGATATTAATATCACCATCTGTATTAGTAGAAGATATTGTGTTACCATCAATATTAATATTATCAATAGTTGCATTATCTGCACTCAATGTATCTATATTTGCTGTTCCATCAATATAAAGGTCTTTAAACTCATTCGTTGCTGAACCCAAATCGATATCATTTGTTGTAGTAGGAAGAATTGCACCACCAGCATCAGCTGTTTGAGAATATGATATCGATAATTTAGATTCAGATGCGCTATCACCGTCATCAAAGTTAAAATCAATTTGATTTGGGCCGCCTGTGGTAATCACCTTGATATTACCTACAGTATCTAAGACTAGATCGCCTCCATCTAAATCGATTCCATTAAATTCTGGAGTATCAGATGCGCCTAATCCGAGACTATCTCTTACAGTTGAACCTGTTTGATAAGCAAATACTCCATCACCAGTGGATACAATGAATCTATCTTCTCCTGTAACTGTACCCAATGTATCTAAATCATCAAGTATAGCTGAAGATGGTTGACCACCAAGTCCTGCCAGTGTAGGTTTTTTAAATGTGAATTCTCCATCACCATCATACAAAAGAGTACCAGCTTCGGCACCTTCGCCGGCCAATTGGGTTACACTAATATCTGAGGCAAGAAGACCACCTAAATCACTCAATGCGGGTGGTATATATGTGAACACACCTGTCAGATTATCATAAGTTACACCACCTGTACCTGACGCGTCGGCGACTGGACCCATAGATAAGTCTGTTAGTGTGATATCCGAACCTGTCTGCGTGGAGATAAGATTGTCAACTTCAATCTTATTGTATGTGTCGCTTTGATTTGCTTTTAAATTCAGAGCAGATTGCTGAGGTCCAGAAACTTCTTTAGCTGAATCTGCTGTATTATCTACATTAGATAAACCGACCTGAGTTTTATTAACTTCATGTGGATTTGATTTATTATCTTGGTGTGCTGCCGCAGAGATAATAGATCCACTCGATCCTATCACTCTAATACTATCAATGCCATCTTTAAAGAATAGTTTGCCATCATTATAATTGATTGCAAGTTCACCCAAATCTAAATCACCTGCTGTGGGCGCAGCTTGCTCAACACCAGATTTGGTTAAAATTATTTTTGAATAGGTCGTCATACTCTTATTTATACAAATTCGCCGTGATCAATCTCTTCTAAAGTCAATCCTTCTTGTTCGATAAACTCTAATACATCTGCTTCAGTGTCAGCAACAAAGAGATGATTGCGTGTTATAACATTAACATAACCTTGCATAATTTCATCGTATGTCTTAGTTACATTATTGTATATAACACCATACTCACCTTCTTGTATAATGATATTATTAATTGATTCGTGGTGTAAAGTGTGTGACATATTATAATAGTATTGTATCGAATCCTTTGCTAACGAGTGCAGTTTTAGCTTCTCCGACTGTTACATCGAAAGTAGGATCATTCAGCGATGCGTTTGGGTCGATCAGTTCATTATCACCAATAGAGTTTCCATTACCATTCATTTGAATATTCCCGTCCACTATTCCAGGTTTATTATCGACAACATATGCTATATAGAATGCTAGGAGCGCACGAATAATATCAGCCTTTGGTATATTATTCCCGTGTATACCAAAGTTTGATAAGCCAATATCAATTTTACTTGGGCTTGCAGGTGCATATACGATAAACGGGTCAGCTATCGAAGTGAATCCATTGTTATACCCGTAAAACCTTGCTAATCTTTGCCTATTATTTCCAAATCGCAAACTTGGAATACTACCACTAAAATTGCAACCATTGACACTGATTCCATTCGTGTTGAGCCCAAAATCACTATTTAGAATTGTTCCCGAAAGATTTGGATTGTCGCTTACAGAAAATTGTGCTAACTGAGGCGGAAGTCTTCTCTCGTCATTAGTCCCACGCGGAATTTGACCAGTGATACCGCTATTTCCTAGTAGTAGTTGAATTAAAGTATTGGGTAAATTATCAGGAATTGCACCTAAACTTACTGTACTATTCTGTAAATACAATCGCTTTAAAGCGGGATAATTGCTTGTATCTGGAAAAGAAGTAAGACCATTACCTTGTAAATCTAAATTAATGAATGCAGTCTTTCCAGTTGGGTTAGTATCTATAAAACTCTCAACTCCGCGGCCATCACAAGTAAACTCAGTAAGATTATTATATTCAGTAATATCTATCGTACCACCTAAAGAGCCATTACCACTTGCACCAAAGTTGATTACGCTGACATCATCTTTAGGCGAAACTATCTCAATCGCTTTGATACCTGTATTAGCATTAATAGCATGATCAATGGGTCTTGGATCAATGGGTGTTGAATCATTTGCTAAATTGATTTCACCATCACCCCAATTGATTGTTACACCATCACCAGAAATAGAAAGCGCTTCGAAATCGGTGAATGTTACATCAACAGTATTAAGCGAATGCTCCCACAAACCAGTATCATAATACCGTTTCCATACTAGAGTATCTCCAGAATAAACGAAATTGGCTGGAGTCACTCCACTTCCAACGTCAAGTGTTGTTTTTGATATCATAGTACGATACTATGGAGTGACGATGTAAAGAGTAGTCGATATCTTCGGGCTAAGAGTCTCATAATCACTCTGCGTTATCTTGACAATATTATTGTAATCTTCGCTGGTCGGTTTATCGTCGAGAAGAGTATCTGTTTGAGCCTTAGTATAGGTGTCCGCAGCGAGCGCATAGAAAGTAAGCATATCATCTACTTCAGTCTCGGTGTACGTAGTGGACTTATCAGCCTTTAAATCTAGAGCATATGTAAGATCAAGTTGATCCGATAGATCACCAGTAATAGTACCCCATGTTCTTACAATGTTTCTAGCAATGTTTGATATCTCATATTTATGAATGATCGAGATAGATGCGCCTTCACTGGGGACTTCCGAAAACACAATACTATTATTCACATCATTGATTGTGTATGCAAGATTTGGATTTTGTGCAATACCATCAATGTTGACATCATAGAAATTTGTATCAAGACCAGTTACTGGAAAATTTAATGTATATTCAGAATTAATTCCATCAGCAATAACTGTCTGTGATTTAATCTCTGATACAGAATCTTCAAGTGTGTCAAGTCTAGCAATAAAACCGTTGGTCTTCTTTCTCCAAACATCAAATGTGTCACCCAAGGCAATCTTAGTTTTAGGTGTGAGATAGTGATTGACTGAGTATATCTTTAAATATATGTTATTCATCCCAGGTGATGAAACAGTAAGAGTCATATATTCTTCACCAGTAGGTAGATTAATACTGGTTATAAAATCTTTAAAACCACTCTTATTGTTACCCAAGGTCACTACACCACTTAAAGAACTTTCTCCAACAAAATTGGATGGAGTCAAATCTGTCCCAGATAAAGTATAAGATAGTGTATCACCCACATTACCTTCGAGATCAGTTATAATGAGCCTGAATGTTTCTCCAGCGGCGATGTATGATGTATTTAATGTTAAAAATGCCATATCTCTATTTATCTAATTTTTGTATAAGGGTTGACATTAATATCTTTAACTCAGACACATCCTTCTCCATTTGCTGAAATCTTTTAGCACGATTTTTCCTATGAAGCGCTGCCTCATATGCGGATTCATCGATTGATATTATTGATGAAGTTTTCATATCTTTGATTAAAGAATCACGATCTTCAATCTTAAGATAATCAGACATATCTGATTTATATTTACGACTCATGATTTATGTAGTAGCAATAGCTCTAAAATCCTTCATCACTGGGACATACGCGTGGTCATTTGAAACCATAACAATCTTGACTTGGAATGATGTGAAATTCAAAGAATTTGCCGGGTTGAGCTGATCTTCTTTATTAACAGAGAATAGCACTTCACTATAATCATCTCTGATACTGGTAATAGGAATCACAGTATCTGGTGTTATTTCTTCAAAGTCAGAATTTTTGATAGACTCCTCGCCAGTATTAAATCTAACATAAACTTTAACATTAGACTGTTCAATGGGTCTGTTAATGTTCAGATAGACGTTTAACTGATCAGCAGGATTATTAAGTTCAACCTCTTGTGTGAGATATCTAGCAAATGCGTAACCGTGAATAGAACTGAGTTCACTATCCTCATCCTCACCAAGTGGGCTATTATCTTCTAAAAGCTCTGCTTCAGAATTAACAAAGTTCTTAACACCAACCAGTGATATTCTTTCAAGATCAATGACAGGTGTTATGAATTCGGATTCAGATGACAATATGGCTTTAAGTATGATTGTAGTATCATCTTCCACAGCATTGACACTAGATTTATATATATCTTCACCCGTGGTCACATTGAAATATGTCGCGCCACTGTCCACACTCATTTGGTAATTGATAGTGGTTAATGGTATGCTAACAGATTCGGATATAAAAGTCAATTGAGAGAACTCAAGTGGTCCATTACCTTCTTCAAGGATCGCCTGTTCTTCGGTGCAAATGCCGAGAGTGTTGAATATAATTTCCTTTTTAGTGTTCTCCTCAAATTTTGCTCTATTGAAGGTAAACTTAAAGTCCTTATTTTGATCAGCAGTCCATGTAGAAGCATTCTGCGATTTAAACATCACACCAGTATAAGGATTCTTAGCGATAAATTCACCAGTTTTTACATCATCTTTTCCAATCTCTGATAGCCACATTCTATAAGCATCATCATTCGAAAGAACAACAATCGCATATTCAACACCCGCCTGAAGATATACAGGTGACTCGAACATAAAATTGGTAGGCACAGATGCATCATCAGAAACTGCAACAGCATCTGGAAGTAATGTAACTTCACTGAGAGGAACAATCTCTTGAGTAGGGTAACCATTATCCATTGTCACCACATACATCTGAACAGGAACATTCGTGGATTTCTTATAGAAGTATAAATCCAATGAAGTTGCGTAGAGACCAGTTTCAATTTCACCAATCATGAAAGATTGTGCCAATGGATCTCTCCAACGACGGCGACGACCCCAACCTCTTCTGCGACCCCACCATCTACCACGGCGGAAACTTCTCCATCTATTCCATCTCCAAAGATTTCTACTTTGTGTAACTCTTTCTTGTGATACTTTAACCTGACGAGTTGAAACAACTGTCTTTTGCATATGTTCAATAATACCTGATGCGGAATATGATGCATTAGCTGTAGTAGTAGCCTGAGTAGAGTCATTAACTTCATTATCAGTGAATATAACTTCTCTTTCTCCAGTTCTAAACTTGGTTGCGGCATTATTTGGTATAACAAAATATCCTTCAATATTACCATTATCATCTGTTACAACTTCCTCGCGGTTGTTTGTGCCACTGAAGATTTGAGTTGGTGTTTGGGATAAGAATGATTTAACATCATTACTAGTACTAAATTCTTGGAATGGTGCCTTTGTCGCATAAGAACTAATATCAACACTATCAAAATATACATATAACTTAGTGTTAGGTCTAAACATCTTACCACTAAAATACACGCGTCTCGATCTAATGAATGGTACTATGGAAGTGTCAATGACTTTCTCATTAACAACACTTCTTACAGTTTCAATTGACATTGTTGATCTGACACCAACTCTTGTCTGTCTGGCAATAGACCAACTCCGGCGTCGGCGCCACCATCTACCTCGGCGACCCCATCTCCTGCTCCTTCTCCGACCCCAACCCCATCTTGATCTTCCTGTCCAATTAGTTCTCCAAGAATTCCAAACAGTTCCCTGAGCCTTTGTTGCATCTGAGATGGCTCTTAATACATCTGCATCATTCTCCTTGTTGATAACAATGTCAGGTCTTTGTGAAGTTTCTTTCCACTCATCAGAAGATGGTGATAGTTTAACTTCACCCCACCATGCAGCAACAGCATAAGGATTAACACTCATATGTGTGCTTGCTTTCAGTTGCTGAATGAACGGCACCTCCTCTTGATAATCAAGTGTGGCAAGGCTGCCATAGGAATTATTATCGGGATCATTCAATAATAATCTTGTAGATGATTGTTCAAACGAAGGTCTTAAAACACCTTCTTCTTTATCTATTGAGCATAGATATCCTTCATCATCAACATCACCAACACTGTGACCAGTGAAACTATCTACAAGTATACCATTCTTAAATCTTTCATATGGATTGCCCGATGTGGTATCGAAGATCTGTTTGCCATCAGCCTCTCTCTCAAGAAGTGATAGTGATGTGTAATATTCTAAATTGGTGAGTCGCTGTTCAATTTCTCCAATATCTCGCATTGTATATCTGCGATTATCAACATACTGTGAATTAATATCCTTAACATCAAATGTGTATGCAGGAATCTCAATTGTATAGAGATGCATTGTACTATCTGGTGTCTCTGGTTCTACTGGATCAATAGCAGGAATACCACTTATAACCTCGAAATCGCCGACATTATTAACAACAACTTTATCAATTCTATTCAGATAGAAACTTATTGTAGATTCAATTACACTATTAGGATCAACAGGAGTTGTATTATAAGAACCTTCATCCGGTCTAAAGTCTAATACATCTGACAATCTAATATCACCATATGATGGGATGTCTGCGTATTCGCCAGGATATGAATTTTTATTATAATAATCTCCAGTCACTTGATGCAAAAAGCAGTCGTAAGTTACCGTAACCTCCCGCTCGGCGCCACTACTATCTAATGGAATCGGCACACCTTTATATCTTACGGAAGATAGTTTGTAAACACCATCTCTTTGACCATCATCAAGTACGAGATCAGCTAGATCAAGAGCGGTTGTATCAGTATTTTGCGGGTCAGTAGGATCTTGTAAGTATGTAGCTCCAGTGATTTTAACCACATCTGTATTACTGAGATTCACAAATGTGTTAGTCAATCCAGTAATTTGAGTAGATCTAATGGCACTGTACTTCTGTTTAGCTACTAATGTTTTCTTTTGAGAAAGAAGAACTGTGCCCGTGTCCGCAATGGTGAAGTCTGAAGCAGTTTTAGCAGTTAATATGATGGTGTCATTATTGGTGCCACCAGTTATCAATGCACTTTGAATTTCAATAATAGCATTATTAGCACCAGCAACTATGTAAGAGTTCTCATTTTCATCAAAAAATCTATTATCACCTGTATCTGTAAGTGTGATCTGACCAGTAACTGCAACTTCATATGCCATTTTGCGTCTTATGGCAATTTCTGTTTCGCCAACATCAGAAACATTATCATAAGGAAGTTCATATAGAGACTTTGTATATTCAGTATCATTCAGACCACTATCAGCGGTGAAGGTAAAGACAAAACCACTTGTGTCACCAGTTGCAGTCGTTGCAGTTGAATCAATTGTGCCGTTGATATCATAGAGATACAATCTGTATTTACCTCCGATATTCTCCAAACCTCTAATCTTAGCGGTGGTTGAGCCAGCGGGGCTTAAGTCTGAGTCAAAAGTCACACTCTCACCAAAGGTTGGAAGACCAACAATAGATTCACCCTCAAGGTAATTACCAAGTCGAGCAGTTGTGTAGATCTCAGTATTCGATTCTGTTGTTCTAGCTCTTTCGACTGGAACATCAATCCTTGATTGTGGATCAATCCTAAAACCTTCTACATATGCGATAGATGGTTCAACACCTACGATAAATCTAGACTTTCCATATTCTTCTACATCGTCTTCTGGAGTAGTTGAGTCGATTGTTATCGGGCCATTATTTGCTATTCCAGAAATATCATCCTCTTCGACATCGATACCAAAAGTCCTCATTTGGTCAGTGCTATATAAACCCCTATTTTCACCATCATCTTCATCATTCAAGAAGTCTCGAATGTCGATGCCGAAAGGTTTGACAGCATAGTCACCACTCTCTTCAGAGGTTCTCCTAGCCAATGTCGCTTCGATATTATCAGCAAACAGTGTCTGAGATTTCTCTTGAACATTATTATCAACAATTATGATCAGAGGAGAATATGTATCACTTGAAGCTTCTGCGACTGTTGAACTGATTACATCGGAGTTATCCGAGATAAATATTGCATCAGCGGCACCTGATGTAGTATCTCCATCATCATCACTAACGAATACAAGTTTCAAATCAATTGCATATCTATCAGCGCCTGGTGCAGCATAATTGGGCTCGCCAGAAGCATTATCTAATAGTGTATTGTCATCCCCAGATGTTTTTACACTTTCATTAACCTGAAAGGCAACCTTACCACTGATAAGATAATCATATGTAGGCTTAACGATATAAATCTCTTGATATTCACCCAGAACAAATTGTCCTTTGACAAAGAAAACACCTGGCTCGACAGTGGCTATGGCCGCATATTTAATATCATCAATCTCTCCGAGCCGCTCGCCGCTGTTAACCCAAATCTCATTATTTTCTTTCGTGACATTGGCTGTTGCGTATATCGCACCTGTCTCAAATTCCTTTACATTTACCCCCGATTCCTGAACAGAGTTTTCATATTTGATGAAAAGTCTATAGGATTTCTCACCAATTTTAAGTGTTTCAAGGATGGATGCCTTCAATCCAATTCCCTCTATCTTATCCGCGATTATACTTAAATCATCCAGTGCAGTACCAGGATCTGTGTCAAATGTAACGTCAATAGCGTAAACATCATCATCAAAATTCTTTTCACCTTCGATGATAGATGCACCTTCAGAGAATACACCTCGACCAAACTGATCAATCTGTGATTGAATAGTGGACTGCATCTGATTCAATTCACGTGCTTGAACACTGACACCGGGCTTGTATAGAATTCTTAGATAATTCTTTTCCTCTGGTGTCTTTCCTGTATTCGGATCGGTTACATGAAAGTCATCAACATAAGGAGTCTGACTGAAAGTTGTTAAAGTGTTCTTTGCCATATTCTTTATTTATATGAATTTAATTCTATTTCTTTTCAAATGCAAACTATAATGTTTTTACTTTTGCGTAGCCCTCTTTAATACTAATTGAACTGATTGAAGGAGGGGGTTCGTTAGTATCCGATGGCTTGCCAAAATGTCCCGCCGTCAGCAAGACTGTTAATGTAGCATTCAAACTGAGATGTCGTATATCCAGTTTTAACGTGATAATTAGCTGTACCAGCACTTTCAGCGTTTCCACTATCAATGTTGGTTAGTATAATGGAAAGGACGGCATTGGGAAATGGAGTGCCGTAAGCAATTGTTACATCACCACTAGTCCCTGTTGCTTTTCCAAACTTCATAATTAAACCATTGGGCAGTGTAACACTTTCCTCACCAGCATAGGTTGATGGAGTAAGGGTTGATGGAGTAAAGCTTTGCGTCGAAGCATCAACATACGCCTTAATACTCTCTGAAGTAGCTAAGGTAGTATCAGTAGCCGTAGCCATTGTATCGTCGTCGATGACATCTGTATCTCTGGTGACATAAAGTGATCCATCTTTTCCATCAAGTAGATCTGCATCTAGACCAGAATCGACGCCATCATTACCTGCGTGCCAAATTTTGTGTTCGGTAACTCCAGCATCATATGTGGTGACCAATTGATTCCTGCCAGGAATATTGAATATAATCTTGTCTTCAGCACCAATGGTGCCACCTTCCGAATCATCATTTGCTATACCAATGATAAGATCTCCTCTTTCTTCAGTATTAGAGTAAGGACTATTATTAATACCTCGTGCATGATATTGAATATATGCACCGTCAGATTCTCTATTGATATCGGAGCCGTCTTCATCAGATTCAAAGAATATACCGCTTACTCCAGCGCTATTTCCCTTTAACCATAAATTGGTTGCATCATTTGCGAATGATACTCTTGGAACTTCTCGGCCGATGTCGGCATCTGATAAAGTGGGGCTTAGATGACCGCTAATTGTAATTCCACCAGCATTTACAGATCCAGTCTCATCCCATACCGGCGCACCTAGACTGAGTTTAGCATATCCAATTGAACCATCGGGAATGAGAGTTAAATTAGTTGTTTGTTCAACCTCATCCGTGTAGGATAATACACCATTCAACAATGACAATGAAGTGACAGTTTCAGCATCTATAGTATTAACTACACCAGCCTCATTCGTGTAAGATAACACATTACCATTTTGTGTAAGAGATGTTATAGTCTCAGAACCTGAATTCAGAAACAAGTCAGATAACTGAAGCCGTTTAGTTTCACCGCCCTGATCTAATACTATATATTCGGGGCCCAATGGCGTTGTCGCATTGGGTAAATCTGTTATTGTTGTATTAGCCATTTAGAATTGAATTACGATTTTAACATCTTCGGTTTGATCAATGTTTCTTACAATTTTCTTTCGATGATCAACGAATAGAACCTCGCCAGTATCATGAACATACTCACTCGTGATAATAGAGTCAATATTTGTATCAGCAATTGTGTCACTAGAAACACCATCTTCGGAGGTCATAGTGATACTCTGACTTGCTAGAAGGGGTATGTAATTAACATTGTGATTAGAATTGGTGTGATAAAAAACTCTATCATTTAAAAGATCAACACGATCGACATAAACTTTAGCCTCTCCCTGTGTGATAAATGATCCTGCTGGATATGCCACTGTTAAAGTACCAGCATTGAATTGAATATAATTTACAGCATCAAGCGCTTCGATATCATCATATTCGACGCCCTGGTCCGAACCAACTGGACTATTGTCATTTCTCTGTGGATTCTCGATCAAAGACACTTGGCGGATTGGAGTATCAATGAGTGCTTCACCGTCAACTACTCCAGAGAATCTTGCATAACATCCTGCATAATAAGAAGGAATATCCTTTCTTGGATGTGCACCAAATCCATCGATTGATGCCACGAGAGGTTGGATACGAACATCATCTAGAAAGGATACACCTTCATAAACTTCAATCGAAGCTTTTGCATATCCCATTAGTGGGTTTACTCTAATACCAGGCCCCACGGGCGAGTCTAAGCTTTCTGTATAATTAATACTTGCAATTGAACCTACACCGAAACTGACACTGAATCTTTCGTCTGTTGTGAGTTCTATGGTCTCAATTGCAACACCATACTCATCGACACCTTTCAACTTAATGGTTACATTATTGGTGTCTAGATTAACGCCACCATTATCAATCTTGAAGTTATAAACTAACCCTCCCGTTGCGGCTTTTGCAGTTGCAGCATCTCCTTCTAAATTAACTGGAACAAATTGCTCAGTGTAGAAAGCTGATGATTGATTAATTGTTTGAATAAATGCCCAAGTGTATCCATCATCAGTCACCAGAACATGATTTACTGTATCGAACGTAGTATAATTATCACCTGGATTGAAAGTCGAAGCCGAACCATTGTCATTATCCAAACAAACAAAAATATTATTATTGAATGTCATGTAACAAGGATAATCACTGCCTTCTAGATCGAACGTTAGTGGATCATATGGATTATAAACTTTATATGTTCTACCAGATTCCCATCTATTCTTTGGTGTCAAAATATCCTGCTGCTGAACTTTCACTAAGGATATTAAGTTATCAAGGACATCTTGGTCTTCTATGATAGTACCATTAGGAAGAGGTACAGAGAAGAGTTGATCATCTTCACTATAGCTAGTGGAATCTGGCCATTTATCACTCTTACCAATTCCGATAAAATATGAGTTTTGATTGGTCTGAAGCTGACTTATGAAATTCTCACAAGAGTTTCGTCTAAAGTTATTTGTAATGATTGCTGACATAATGTTATTTATAAAGATTTACGTGAAGTATTAATTGTTTATTAGTGACTTAAGCTTTCGAAGAAATCATTTATAACATCTTCGGGTATATATTTCATGATTATTGCAACACTGGAATCGATTGAGTCAGTGCTTTTAATTCTTTCTATTAGCATATATGCCTTCGTGTAATCTTTACACGTGAAGTAATTATGATTTTCTTTATCATCATATGCTGTTAAAAACTCTTCCCATGTTTCATACTCCGAAGCATGTAACAAAATATCATTGATACTATATCCAGCATCGATATAAGGAGATGTGGGGTCTTGAGTACCCTTAATATAACCCCAAACTTTATTTGCAGTTGTCATAGGAAGTTCGTGTAGATGAACAACTTCATGACTTTCACAATATTCCATATTCAATTGACAGTCTGGAAAACATTCCAATTTATCTATTTCCAACTGTCTTAGATTTTCTGCTGTAATTGTGATCATAATTATTAAGCTGTTGGAGATAGAACTGTAAGAGAATCTTCAATAACAACCTCCTGCGCGGCAGCCACGGCGATAAACGCTGAAATAGTACCGGTGTTTGTTAATGTGCCAAATGAACCACTAAATTCCTCTGTGCCCGACGGTTCATTTATATTTGACCCCGTTGTAAAACTATGGGTGATATCACTACCACTAATCTCGCGGCCTATTAAATCATATACACGGACTGTCACCAAGTATGTGGTGAGCTTCTGTGACACGTCAGTCATTTGCCAATTTATGCTAAACTTATAGTCTGGTAGCCTGATGCCAGCATCCACGTTTTTACGATTCACGAAACCCACATCAAGGATTGGATTAGGATCAGTGAAGACAGTTGTGTCATTGAAAATGACTTCAGTGAGACCCACACCATCATGGATCACACTTGTCAGGCCGCTGAAATTTATATCCTGTATAGGCATTATGGTGTAGTGATGGTTAATATGGTGCCGTTCAGAGTATATGTTGCTGCGGGAGGACCTTGAGGACCTTCAGGACCCGCGGGACCTTCAGCCCCATTAATAACACTTCCAGTAACAGCGATTGTCGTCATTTGTTGCCAGAAGAAGTTTGTCGCCAGCGTGTTGGAATTGGGGTCATACTCGAATTTGTATGTAGCGCCATTTGGAATCGTCACACTTGCCTGATTGCCACCAATCGTCGTCGCGACGTGTGCCGAATTATGAACAAAGGGAAGTGAGATCTGATTTGCCAGACCTTCATTGATAATAACATTGGTTGATAGATTAGTCCCAACAGCAGAAGTTCCAAAACCATTAATCAATAGTGGGGAACCAGTGCTATTAGTGTAAGTCGTCCCGAAGACATAATTCGCGGCCTCCCATTCTTGACTTGTAGTAACGGCACTTGCGGTCGTTGATTCGATTCTTACATTGATATTAATGTTGGCTGCGGTGGCCGACGCTGTCGGCCGCAGCTCAATGTTAAAAGAAAAACCAGTTGATGATTTACTTAATATGACATAATTAATCTCATTATCAAAATCTAGTGTAGCAGCACTATTTGATACAAGTTCAAGGATGACACTATAATTAGCATTGGTTAGAGGTGTCTTAAACGTGCAGGTAAACGTGCTATCATTCCCGTCGACGCCCGGCACACGGACAGTTGTAAAATCGCCAGATGTTGTTGGATTTGGGTTCACGGTTGCTGCTGACCCACTAACTCCCCCGGCAACTATCTCACCATACTTCAACAATGAGGAGCCTCCTACTCCACCTGATGGGACAACAGAATCGACATATCCCTTTGTAACAAGGTGATCGTTGTCCACTCCCTCCGCGAATAATGTCACATAACCAGAGACATCCCATACAGGAGCACCAGTGCTTAATTGTGTAGGTAAAATACCTGTAACCTTTGTATCAATGTAATCTATTAAAGTTCCCTGTGTTAATAGATATCCACGATTTCCCGCAGAGACGACGAGAGGGCCACCAATTGGAGGAGAGTCTGTGTTGAGTGAATCCGGCCACACATCATAAAGACTCGAAGTTCCCCCACCACCTATGAGATTATTTATCTGTGATTGCAGTGTCGAAACATGCCCATCAACATAATATCTGATACTACTCTGTGTGGCTAGTGCAGTCTGACTATTCGAAGCCAAAGTGTTTTGATTAAGGATGGCGACTTCACTCGGCTTAGCGCTGGCTCCACTTACATTACCTATAACAGTATAATTACTAATGGCAGCCAGATTATCTAATTCAACATCCGCCTGCAATTCAGTTAATGAAAAATGTGTGGACAATTCATCGAGTGTGATTTTAACAGTCTTATCAGATTGATCTAAAATAAGACTATCACTATTCGCAATATTTGTCGTACTACTTAAATTTGAAATTAAAATACCCATATCTACTATTTATACTATATTAATATTAATTGATCACCCGATAGTGTAATTATATTTAGAGATGATATCGCGGGCGAGGATTCAGATTGATCTATCGTTATAATTCCAATAGGAGGTGATTCATCAATGATTGTTATGAAACTTGATATATTTGAGAAAATTCTACGATTTTCATAATTATCAGATAAGTTGTTTCCGCCGTCTTGTGTCAATAACATCACATCAGATGTTGATTGCTCAACTATGAAATCTCCACCACGACCAAGCCGATTATCGCTATAGACTAATGGATCGATCGATGGGAATTTAATATCATTATAATTAAATTTAAGACCAT